CCGGTCCACGCCTCCCCGATATTTCCCCGACACCCCCGACACCCCCGACACCCCCGACAAGGAGCCACAGTGGCAAAGCAAGGCAAAGTCGCCATCGGAATCATCTATGGTGGCTTCGAACCCGACTTCGTATTCTCCCTTCTCGCATTGAAATCTTGGGATCACAAAAGCGACGGCCATTTAGACCACGCCGGCTGGATGATCGCCCAAGCCGGCACCAACCTTCCTCAACAGAGAAACTCTGTCGTCCGAACCTTCCTCGAGGGTGACGCCGAGTGGCTGCTGTTTATCGACACTGACCAGCGTTTCCGCTTCGACCTCGTTGACGTCATGCTGGAATCCGCCGACCCAATCGAACGCCCCATCCTTTCGGCGCTCATCATGGCGGAAAAGTGGAATCCTCATCATCGAATCGTCCCGGCCTGCATCGGCTTCGAAACATTGGATCCGCCCACACCACGCGAATATCAGACAATCCCACCTGAGCAGCATTGGCAGGTCGGTGCTGTCGGCTCCGGCTGTGTCCTCCTTCACCGAACAGTCCTCCAAAAGATTTGGGACGCCAACCGAAAAGACGCTCAGCCCTGGTTCAAATATGTTCAGTGGGACTACACCGACCCCGAAACCGGTGAAGAAATCCACGACATCATGGGCGAAGACTATGTGTTCAGTCTGCGCGCGCAGGCGGTCGGCTTTCCTTGCATTGTCGACACCACCATCGAAGTCGGCCACATCAAAAAACGGACACTGACCACTCGAGACTTCTGGCCGCAAGTACCACCCGAACTTGTCCCCACCAAAAACTTTGTTCTAGTGCCAGTCAAAGACAATCTGAAAATGACAAAGGCACTTCTACGCCAGCTGCACGACCAGGGCGAACACGACGGCATCCTCGTCCTCGACAACGGCTCGAATCCTGAGACTGTGAAATGGTTGGGATCTCAAACCTTCGCCAAGGTGATGGATTGTGAAGGGATGGGGATCCACGAAATGTGGAATGCCGGAGCGACATGGGCAATGAACCGGCATCACAAAGCCAACATCGCTTTCCTCAACAATGACATCGTCATCGGAGACAAGTTCATTTCGACAATGGCGGCAGGGTTACGTTCCGACCATCAGATGGTGGCGATATGTCCCAACTATGACGGCCGAGAAACAGTAGAAACAGTCGTCCAACTCCACGGAATCTGTGCCGACCGTTATGACGGCACCGGCGGCCTCGCCGGCTTCGCTTTCATGGTGAAATCGGAATGGTTCCAAGAAGGCTGGCGTTTCCCCGAAGACTGCAAATGGTGGTTCGGCGACAACGACCTCGTCCTCTCTGTTGACATGGCCGGCGCTTGGTATGGCATGGCAACCCAAACGACAGTGGAACACATCGACGGAGGCTCGAAGACTGGCAACTGGGAAGATCCAGTCATGCAGCAGCAGCTCGCTAAAGACAAGGCAGCTTTCATGCGCCGTTGGGCCAGACATGGGGTACAGGTTCAATGATCCCGAAACTGGCGCTCATGGTCATCACTGATGGCAGATGGGATTATCTGCAACGTACCCTCGAGTCCGCTGCTGTAGCTCTTGACTGGCCGTGGCATCAAAAGATTCTGGTGGACGACTCAGGCGAAGAAAAAGGTTTCTGTCCTGATGGCTTTGAGTTTGTGAAGAACACGCCTCGACGGGGCTTGGCCGGTGCCATTCAATCCGGCTGGGACGCTTTAGACAAAGACATCGACTATGTCTTTCACCTCGAAGACGACTTCATCTTCCCAGACGTGGTCGATATTGAACTGATGATTGAGATTCTTGAGTACGAACCGGAACTCGCCCAAGTTGCTTTGCTTCGCCAGCCGTGGTCGCCGGAGGAACAGCAGGCCGGCGGCATTTACTCAATCGAACCTGAGCGTTTCAAACAAAAGTACGGATTCGTCCAGCAGTCCCATCTCTTCACTTTCAACCCTTGCCTGTATCCCATAGGTGTCGCACGCGACTACCAGGCAGGATTGGAAGCGGACCTAACTGCCAATCTTCTGTCGGATGACTGGCGTTTCGGCTATCTCGGCGAACTAGGCGACGAGCCGAAAACCATTCACATCGGGATCCGACGTTCACGGAACTATCAACTATGAGTCCAGTTGTGATCTTGTGTGCTGGTGGTCATGGTCAAGACATCGCTGCCATCTTGAAAGATTCCGGCCAGCCCTTCGCCGGATATTTGGATGATGAAATCGACGGCCCCGACATTCTCGGCCCATGCCTCGACCTCGAGTTGTATGACCGCTACCTCATCGGCCACAACAACAGCCGAATCCGAGAAGCCCTAGACAGACCAAACGGAGCGGCCACAGCCATCCACCCCTCAGCAGCCGTTCATTCGACGCTACAAGCCCTCCCCGGTGTCGTAATAGGCGCACACACCACTATCGGCCCCAAAACCCGTGTAGGGCGACACAGCCACATCAACGGAAACGTCTTTATCACACGCGCTCAAATCGGCGACTTCGTCACCATCGGACCAGGCGCGACGATCTGTGGACACGTCACCATCGGAGCCGGCGCCCAAATAGGAGCCGGCGCAGTCATCTCCAACCTCGCAGAAATCGGCCCTCGAGCAACCATCGGCGCCGGAACAGTCGTCCTACCCCGACAAAACATTCCACCCAACTCCACATGGGTCGGCGTACCAGCCAGGAGAATCAAATGACCGTCGTCGCCATCACAATGGTTCGCGATGAAGCCGACATCATCGGCCACACCATCCGGCATCTCCTTCGACAAGGAATCGACCACATCATCGTCGCCGACAACATGAGCATCGACGACACAGGTTTCATCCTTCAACAATTCCAAGAAACAGGCCGAGTCACAGTCATCGAAGACACCGAACCCGGCTATTACCAAGACCAGAAAATGACGGCACTAGCCCACCAAGCCCACAACGACTTCGACGCCGAATGGATCCTCCCATTCGATGCCGACGAATACTGGTACTGGACCGGCGGCACCCTCGCCGAGTTCTTCAGCAAAGCCACAGCCGACGTCTTCACCGCCACCGGCTGGGACCACATCGCCACCGACGACGACAACCCAGCCGAAACCAACCCATTCAAACAAATCACCCATCGCCGCCAAACACCCCAAAAAATGGGCAAAGTCGCCTTCCGCTACCACCCCGACATCCACATCGACTTCGGAAACCACTTCATCTTCAACCACCCCGGCCTCCAAGCCCAAGCACTCAACTATCGCCACTACCAATACCGCTCCTTCGAACAGCTCGTCACCAAAGCCCGCAACGGAGCGGCCGCCTACAACGCCACCAACCTCCACCCCACCTACGGGGCGCACTGGCGGCAACTCGGCGAATACGACGACGCCATGCTTTGGGCCACCTGGCGGAAACTCTGTGAAGAAACCGGCCTCATCAACGACCCGGCCCCCATGCCATGACAATCGCCGTCATCATCCCTACCTACAACCGAATCGAACTCACCCAAAACTGTCTCGCCTCAATCGAACGCCACGACCCCGTCGACGAAATCATCGTCATCGACAACGGATCCACCGACGGCAGTGAACGCCTCGCCACCCACTCACTGAAAATCAACACAGGCTTCGCGACCGCCTGCAACATCGGCGCACGCCACGCCACCGCCGACCATCTCATCTTCCTCAACAACGACACCATCGTCCACCCCAACTGGACCTCCATCACCCGACACCTCGAGAAACCAGACATCGGCATCGTCGGACCAAAACTTATTTACCCAGACTGCACAATCCAATCAGCCGGCATAGCAGTCGACTTCACTCGCCCACCAGGACTCGAAGCCTGGAACCTCAACACCAATTGGGCTGAAACACTCGCCGACGTTGACGCCATCACCGGCGCCTGTCTCGCCATCAGCCGACAACTCTTCACCGACCTCGGAGGCTTCGACACCGGCTTCTGGAACGGCTACGAAGACGTCGACCTCTGTCTGGCATCCATCGCAAAAGGCTTCCGTAACGTCTACGATCCCCAAGCAACTGTCACGCACCTGGAGTCTCAATCCGGCGCTGAACGCTGGTCAGCAGTCAACGACAACATCATCCGACTCCGAACCAAATGGAGCCAATAATGGCAATCACCAACGGCTACACCACCCTCAACGACTTCAAGGCGTACCTGTTCCCCTCAGCCAACTACGGCACCGCTGAAGATACCCAAATGGAAGCCGCCATCGAAGCAGCGTCCCGAATCATCGACAACTTCACCAACCGACGCTTCTACCTTGACTCCACAGTCTCAGCTCGCGCCTACTACGCCGACACTCACATCCGATGCAGCGTCGACGACTTCTCAACCACCACCGGCCTCATCATCAAAACCGACACAGGCGACAACGGAACCTTCGACCAAACTTGGGACTCCACCGAATACATCCTTGAGCCAGGCAACGGAACAGTCGGGGGAGTCAGCGGCCAGCCCTACAACACCATCATCGCCACTGTTCCAAAACTCTTTCCAGTAACCGGCCGACGCCCCCGAATCCAAGTCACCGCCAAATGGGGTTGGGCAGCCATCCCACACTCAATCGAACAAGCCTGCCTCATCCAAGCCGCCCGCCTCTACCGACGCGCGCAAACCCCAGAAGGCTTCGCTGCTGGTGAAGGCTTCGGAGCGATCCGAGTCTCAACCCTCATCGACCCAGACGTCAAAATGCTTATCTCCCCATTCCGCCTTCGAGGCCAAGGTCTGGTCATCGGATGAACCTGGCATCAGTACGCGCAGGCATCAGCGATACCCTCCAAAACGTCAACAACCTCCGAATCTACGAATGGATCCCATCAACGATTCAACCGCCAGCAGCCGTTGTTTCTCTTGGCACCGGCCAATACGACGCCGACTTCAATGAGGGAATGGTTGTCAACTATGGCGTCCTCGTCATGCTCACCAGGGCAGACGATCAACTCGGACAGCAACGCCTCGACGATTTCCTTGGACAAGGCACCGACTCCGTGTACTACGTCGTCGACGCCAACCCGACCCTCAACGGATCCTGTGACTCGGCACGCGTCACGTCTTGGAATAACCCCGGCACCTTCAGCATTGGCGGAATCGAATATCTGGGTGTCGAAGTGAACATTGAGGTTCTCGGCTAAGTGAGAATCCTGACAGTAGAACCCGGCCCAGCATTCTCCGTCGCAGACGTTCACAAAGGATGGCTCAAAGCCTTCCAACGCACCGGCAATCAAACCCAAAACTTCAACCTCGCCGACCGAATCAACTTCAGCGAAAACGCCATCAGAGGCAAAATCCCTGAAGCAGAGAAAGCCCATATGGCCGCTCGGATGGTTGGTGAGCAACTCCGAGCCACCTGCTTCGACTTCTGGCCCGACCTAGTGGTCATCACCTCCGCCTTCCTGGTACCACCCGAAACCTTCGACATCATCCGCTCACGAGGAATCCGAATCGCAGTCATCCTTACTGAATCGCCCTACGAAGACCCATCACAACAACCAATCGCAGCTCGAGCCGACATCGCCTTCATCAACGACCCAAGCAACCTCGACACCTTCCGCCAAACTCAACCGAACACCTTCTACAGTCCCCAGGCATACGACCCCGAAATTCACTATCGACGAGAACCCCAAGCAGATCTTCGTTCCGACTTCGCTTGGGTAGGAACCGCCTTCCCATCCCGAATCGCCTTCTTTGAACAAGTCGACTGGACCAACGTTGACGTCGCTTTCGCCGGCAACTGGCAAGACCTTGACGAACACTCCCCACTCCAACAATTCCTTATCCACCAGCCCGAAGGCTGCTTCCCCAACGAAGACGCCGCCGACCTTTACTCATCCACCAACGCCTCAGCCAACCTTTACCGAAAAGAAGGCGCCGACGGTTTCGACAAAGGATGGGCAATGGGGCCTCGAGAAATAGAACTCGCAGCCACCGGAACCTTCTTCCTCCGAGAATCACGCCCAGAATCCGACCATGTTCTTTCAATGCTTCCATCATTCACAACCCCCGAAGAGTTCGGTGAGAAA